AAAGATTCAGTAGGTAATTCAAACTACTACAAAGATGTAATCGAAAGTCAATCAAATTATGTTTATTGGTCAGGACACGCAACTACAATTTATGCGTCCGCCAATGAAACAAGAAGTCTATCACAGGCAGTTAGTTCTGCTTTCAGTAGACCTTCTCTACCAATCGCAAATCCTTTAACACAAGGAAATGCAGGTAGAGCTAACCCAACAGTCGCACAAAAGTCCGATGCATGGACAAAACATTTCGGCGATTCAGAGTTAATCGATGTATCATTCCTTATCGTAGGTTCAACATCTACAGATAGTGGGGCTGGTTCTGAGACTGCTCAAGATACACTTGCAGACCATAACAGTCTAGTAAACAATGCAATTCAACTTGCAGAGTTAAGAAAAGACTGTTTAGTAGTCGCATCACCAAGAAAAGCATCAGTAGTTGGTGTTTCAAGTGAGTCAACACAGGCAACTAATGTTAAGGCAGATTTCGCTAATGTGACATCTAGTTCTTACGCTGTGTTAGATAGTGGTTGGGTATATCAGTATGAAAGATACAACGACAAATATTGTTGGATTCCAGGAAATGGACACACCGCAGGTATCATGGCAAGAAGTGATTTACTTCAAGATGCATGGTTCTCACCTGCTGGGTTCTCTAGAGGACAGTATCTAGGAATAACAAAACTTGCATTTAATCCGAAACAGGCATCTAGAGATGACTTGTATCGTGCAAGAATTAATCCTATTGTCACATTCCCAGGACAAGGAACAATATTATTTGGAGATAAAACTGCATTAACTTCACCATCAGCATTTGATAGAATTAATGTCAGAAGACTCTTCATAACATTAGAGAAAGCAGTTTCAGCTGCCGCTAAAGCTCAGTTGTTTGAATTTAACGATTCATTCACTCGTGCTAGTTTTAGGGCTGCAGTAGAACCTTTCCTAAGAGATGTTAAAAACAGAAGAGGGTTAACAGATTTCTCAGTAGTATGTGACGAATCAAACAACACAGACTCAGTGATAGATAGAAACGAATTCGTATGTTCTATCTTTGTGAAACCTGCTAAATCAATTAACTACATAACTTTAAACTTTGTCGCTACTAGAAGTGGTGTTCAGTTTGAAGAAGTTTACGGCGCAGTATAAGGAGTATAAGTAAATGGCAAGTATAGACCAATTTAAAGCACAACTACTCGGCGGTGGCCCAAGAGCTAACCGATTCAGAGTTTTTATACCAAGGTCTGGTAATAAGATTGAATTCTTATGTCAGTCAGCACAGATTCCTGCTGCTACTGTAGGTGTAGTTGAACAACAATTCAGAGGTCATGTTTTAAAACTCGCAGGAGATAGAACATTTGAACCTTGGACAGTGACAATTATTAATGATGTAGAATTTTCATCAAGAACTGCTCTAGAGGGATGGCAAACAGACATTCAAGAACTAGACAGTGGTGAGGGTGCTACTTCATTAGACTACTTAGTAGACAGAGCATTTGTCGAACAATTAAATAAAGATGACTCAGTTCTTGCGAGATACGAATTCTTTAATATGTTTCCCACCTCTATAGGTGCTATTGACTTATCATACGAGACAGTCGATGCATTGGAGACATTTGATGTTGAATTTCAGTATTCTCATTGGGAAAGAGTCGTTTAAATTAGTGAATAATACCTCTTTTGAGGTGTTATAAATATTATTATGGATATTTTTGGGTTTGAAATAAACCGTAAGAAAGAAGACTTACGAGTAAAAGATGTGCAAAAGAAGTCACAAGCTTCTTTTGTAGCACCTGTTGAAGATGATGGAACTCCCATTATTCAACAATCATCAGGTGGTTTCATATCAGGTGGGGCATATGGTTCCTATGTTGATATGGAAGGCGGTATCAAGAATGAGGTCGCACTCATTCAAAGGTATCGTGAGACATCTCTTGTTCCTGAATGTGATATTGCTATCGATGACATAGTAAATGAATGTATAGTTTCAGATACCCAAGATAGAATTGTATCACTCGATTTAAGAGATGTAGATTTATCGGACAGCATCAAATCTAAGATGCACGATGAGTTCAGAACAATCCTATCTTTGATGAAGTTTCATCAAAACGCACACGAACTATTCAGAAAATGGTATGTCGATGGCCGAATTTACTTTCATAAAGTAGTAGATTCGAAAAGAACACAGGCCGGCATACAAGAC